GTCGCTCGCACTGGCATTATCCAATGCTCCACTTGAAAGAAGCGTATTATAGGTATTTAACGCTTGGGTAGTTGCGGCGTTATTAATATCTATTTGTTTAGTTGCAAGATTCATTTGAGTATCAACGTCTGATTTTTTACTTGTAATCTGATTTTGAAGTGTAGCAATGCTGTTGTTGTAATCAGTTGTCAATTTCTGTGCCCTTCCCACCCGATTAGCTTCTGACAAAAAAGGGTTATCGTTTATTTTAGACAATGCTTCATTGTAGGCGGTTTGTTTTGAGGTAAGTTCTGTTTGCAATCCTTCAACGCCTGATGTTGCATAAAGATTTTTATAAATAGATGTTAAATCAGGGGTATTGGATGTACTTGTTAAACTAGAAAGAGAACTACCGCCTGATGAACTACCAGACGTAATTCCTGCCGCTGTAAGAGCTGTCGGATTGTTTACGTCAACACCTTTATCAAGAGCCGCCTGTTGCCAGTTGCCTTTAGCAATCGACTCTGCACTCCGCATCTCGGCAAATTCAGCACTATTAACGTCTTTGCCTTCAGTTAAAGCCTGTTGTCTCCAGTTTGGATCATAAGTTGTCATATTAGAATTTTCCTATCTCATTTTTAATATTATCTTTTCCAAATAAATCAGGTACATCAAAAAAGGGTTGGGTTTTTTCATATTTCATCTGTTCCTGTCTGATTTTACCCCATGCTGTTGTCAGGATTTGTTTTGCTTCACTACTTCTAAACTGTCCTGCTTTTTCATTTTCACCCTTGCTTTTTAAAATAGCAACAGCTTCCAAAACTATCGCTTCGTTACATTCCGGTAATGAATAAGTGAATATTGTAACATCAGTATCATTGACAAGTTTTTCTACATTCTTAACGCCCCAAATTGAGATATTATTGTTTCCGTTAGTAGTTGGTGTTGGGTAGATAAAAAACCTTCTCCATTGGGTTGACCACAAATAATCAGCTCCTGATGGGATGTCGTTTTCTTTTTCATATAAATAATCTTTAAAAACTAAAGGATCAAAATAATCCTCATCGTCAACTACCAGTTTCCACATTGAGTCAGGCCGCCAAGTATCAGGATAATCGTAATATTCTTGACTAGCAACAGATGAGGTTTTTTTGGCATCTTCCAACTCCGCCCATCTATAAAGTCCACCTGCTTTGCGGTAGGCACGGTTTACAGCTAATTTTACTGTTGTTAATGAGTATAGTGTTGAATTACTGTCAATATTTAAATCGGATTGTACTGTAGAACATAATTCGGCAAAATTATCCATATCTAAATATTAAAGAAGAATACTATATTAAGGCAAGAGTTATTTTTTCTCCGAGTATTTACGGATTAAAACAGCACCTTCTTGGTTTAGGATTTCAAGTGCCAGTTTAACCGAAATTGGGAGTTCTCTGTATTTGGGAAAGTCAATCATAGTTTTCATCTCAAGTTTATTATCTTCAAGGACTTTTTTTAACGTATCTTCAACTATCTTTATTTTCTTTTCCATAATTTAACTATACAACTTTTTTTAAAGTTTTCAAGTTATCTAATTTATTTTTATATTGAGCCTGACTCCAAAACTGATTATTTTTTACAAACTCTTTACTTGTTTTAGGTGCAAATCTTTCATTATTAACATCTTTTCTTATCCCGAAAATCATTGTAAATCCATCAGTACATTTTACTTCATGATAAGGTTTTTTAGTTACCTCTAAAAATAATGGGTCTACTTTATCTTTATAAAAATCCATAAACCAGACTTCTGGGCTTTCAGTACAATATAAAGTCTTTAAACCTTTGCTTGTTGGTACGATTGCTGTCTTTACTGTTCCTGACGCATTAAACCTAATATCTGATCCATCTTTATAGGCGAATATGATTGCGTTTGCGTCATAAAAATCAACCAATGCACCAGCCGCATAAGCATAATCTGCAGAGTCAGCATATCCTGCTGTTGACGCTGATCCTGCCGTTGTCGCATAGTCGGCATTACTTACTGTTGCATTTAAAATTCCTGTAACCTCCAAATCTCCTGTCACAATAACATCACTATCGAGATTAATAAGAGTACTTGAATAAAGTGTTAAGTCTTGATTTGCTGTACCGCTTCCTATTCTAATATATGGCCCCTTGTATGATTTCAGTTCAAGTGTTCCTGTGGTAAAATCACCACCTCCAAGAAGAGTTGTTAAAGAAACTGTATTTTCATCACTATTATATCCAAGAACAAAAAAAGGTAATGCTCCTGCAGTTGGATAAACCTTAATTATGTTTCCTGAATTACCATAAGCCTTAAGTCCTTCCCAGTCAACTTTAATAAGTTCAACCCCTGCCGTACTATAATAATGATGTCCTAGTTTATCAGCCAGAATAATTATATTTCCATCGGAGTCGGCAATCGTTAAAGTTCCATCAGAGTTGTTCTTTCCCCCTAAGACCAGATCGCCTGATACTAAACTTCCCGCCCTGACAATTCCTTTAAATGTCGCATCGCCAGTTTCGCCATCAAGCGCAAAAGTAGTTTCACCTTGTGTATTACGTCCGACTATTCCATCTGGTGATATCCTTACATCTCCTGTTTCATCTTCTTCATAACTTCCGATCTGAATAGCCCCCATCCGAGTAAATTTTAATTCGCCTAAAATCTTATGCGATTGGGTATTCAAGACGCTTGATATAAGCTCATTGGCTATTTTTTTAACAGGTAAAGATGTATCTTCTATCTCGGTTGGAGTATAAACACCGCTTGAGGCAACAGTTGATGTACTTATAGTTTCTTCTGTTGGAAAGTTAGAATCTTCTAAAACTTCTGGAGTATATACTTTGTCCATAATTATTGAAAATTAATTCTCATACGATAAATCTCTGGCGTTGTATTTCCATAAGAATAAGTCATTACCTTTGGTTCAAATATCTCACCTTCATTTTGGATTAAGAATACTGCTTTCTTACCGCTTGTAGTTGTAAAATTAGTATTTCCATTACCTAATTTAGCCTGAACAAAATCTCCTGTTTTGTTTATTTTATACCAGAATTGAACGGATGTATTTTCCGGTAATGGTTTCATAAATAACTCAGCTATAGTCCACGTTGTAATATTAGATGGAGTTTTAATTTTTGACTTTAAATCCAATCCTTCATAAATTGCATCTGCCTTTGTGTCCAGATCAACTGCCTTAACTCCATAATCCGTACCATCCTGATAACTGACTAAAGTTGTTCCATTGACATTACACAAAGCTCCCAGCTCATCAGCATCCAGCTGATACTCTAAATTCATTACAAAAGGTTTATTTTTATTTCTGCGTCCATAGCTGTATATTCCACCCCGACCTGCATCTGCTCCGTAAACTGCAAATAAAGCCATGTTTCCTACACTTTGTTTATCAATCCATGATAAAGCTGTTTCTTCCCAACTGAATAGTTGTGGGCTTTCAATCTCATTACACACTCCGCCAGGATTAGTCTTTCCCCCGCCCGGAAAGCGTTTAACCGCAACTGAGTCTGAAAAGTTGGCAAAATACACATATCCATTATTTCCTACTTGAATAAGTGGATATTCTGCATCTATGGCACTATTTATTCCTTTATCGGGATCAGAAGCCTTGTAACTCCCGACAATCGAATAGCCATTCCTGTCAACAAGTGTTTTTGATAAATTTCCAGGTATTAAATCTAAAGCTTCATTAGTATATGAGTCGTCATAACCAACCAAACCTAACATATCCCGATTACATATCTTTAATGCTCCCCCTATTTGCTTCATTGTATGCCAATCTGCTGACTCAAGGTTTGAGTTAACAGTTTCCACGTCATTCCAGTGGTTTTTACCAGGTATTTCTTTCTTTTTTAAAGTCTGATCGGTAGCCCAGTACAGATATTTCTTTTTGCTTGACGATGGTTTTTCTTCAGCCCCTTTAATTGCTCCGTTTGCGTCTTTATATACCTGCATCCAAAATCCATCACTATCACGTCTGTAGATATATCCCAAATTTCCAAAACCATACGTATACCCATCTGAACATTTAACAAAGAAACGGATCAAATCTTTAAAAACGGTAGTTGCTCCACCTGACGGAGAAGGTGAGGGACTGGGAGAATATGATTTAGTTACTGATGAACTAAGGCTTGGTGATGGACTTTTTGTTGTTGATGGTGATGGAGATTCGCCAGTTGAGGGACTTTCCGATGGAGAAGGTGAAGGAGAAAAGCTACGGCTGACGCTTGATGAAGGCGAGATTGACACCGATGGAGATGTACTTGTATAAAATCCTTCATCTATTAAGGCCTGACCGGCAGACAGACTATCAACAGCTTTACGGACATCTAAATTAGCACCAAACTTAAATGCTCCCTTAATTCCTTTGTCCTCATAATCGGATAGTCCTGTAAAACTAGATATCTCGTAGATCATAAGTAAATATTAAATACAAATACTATATTAAGGCAAGAGTTAAGCATGTTCTTGAGTTTGGCAAGGAAAGTATTTTCTCATATATGGACTGTGTTTAACCGAATACTTATCCGTATACTCTGAATTTTTGAGTGAATATTTACTCAAATAACTTGTATCTTTGTGGGAGTATTTATCAGAATAAGAAGTTCCCTTAACTGAATATTTTTCGGTATAGGGAGTGCTTTTTTCATTATATTTATCTTCATAATTTAAAGGAGTAAGCAGTATCTGAAACAAGTCAGTAAATAGTTCATATTCTTGCGGAGAAGGGCTGAATGAAG